GACTTAGATGTCGCGGATTACATCGAAGAAGCGTTTGAACGGTGTGGCCTTGAGGTCAGGACCGGTTATGACCTGAAAACGGCAAAACGCTCGTTGAATCTATTATTGGCGGAATGGGCGAATCGGGGCTTAAACCAGTGGACGATTGAACAAACCAGTATCACGACGGCTTCAGGGATCAGGGTATATCCCGGTGGAACCCTGACCATGACGGTAGGGGCTTCTGGTGCATTTTCAGTTGGTGAAACCATTACCGGGAGTGTCAGCGCAGCTACCTGTTCTATAACAAACCTACCCTCTGCTACTTCATTCGCTATTACCATTCCGGTAGGACTCTTTACTACCGCTGATACCTTAACCGGTGGAAGCAGCGGTGCTACGACTACACTGACAGCAGCCGTTGATTTTGCCGATGTACAAAGCACTATTGATATTTTAAGTACGGTAGTACGGCGGAACAACACTGATTATTCTGTACCCCGGGTAAGTCGGGATGATTATCTGACCATTCCCAATAAAACTACTACAGGACGCGTAGATCAGTTCTTTTTGAATAGGTTAATTACGCCGGAGCTAAAAGTATGGCCTGTTCCAGATAACAATACCGATATTATTATTTTTAACCGATTAACCCGGGTTCAGGATGCAGATACCTATACCAATACGTTTGAGGTGCCTTTTAGGTTTTATCCGTGTTTGGCAGCAGGTTTGGCTTATTATCTGTCAATTAAACGAGCGCCGGATCGTACACAATTGTTAAAAACGATTTATGACGAAGAATTTGACAGGGCAGCGGTGGAAGACCGTGATAGGGCGTCCTTTACTATTCAGCCCGGTCTGTCGTATTCGAGGTTTAACTAATGGCTAAATTTGCATTAGGAAAGTTTGCATTAGGGATTTCGGATCGTTCCGGGTTCCAGTACAAGCTTAATGACATGAAACTGGAATGGACGGGGATATTGGTCGGACCCGATGAGTGGGAAAAGAAACAACCCCAGCTCGATCCACGACGCCATGTGACTGATCCACAGGCACTTAAAGATGCACGGCCTAATTCGCCCATGGTTCTATCGGTATATGTGGGAGTGCCCAATGTCGCTGATGACGGACTCTGGAAACCGATGAATTGTTTTGGGCAGGTAGGTCAGGTAACGGTGACAACGACATAATGGCTTTTACATACGCACAGTTGAAAACAGCGATACAGGACTATACCCAGAATACGGAAACGTCTTTTGTGACCAATCTTCCTATTTTTATTCGTTCCTCGGAAGAACGCATCCTGAAGACGGTGCAATTAAGTCTGTTTCGTAAGAATTCTGCGGGAAACCTGACAAGTGCAGACGAGTACCTGTCAATGCCCAGTGACTTTTTAGCGCCTTTTTCGTTGTCCTATACTGATGCAAGCAGTGATAAAAACTTTCTGGATTTCAAGAGTGTTAACTTTATACAAGCCTTTAACCCTGATGTGGCTACTACGGGGGGTCCACGCTTTTACGCGGTTTTTGATGTAAACAACTTTATTATTGGACCTACTCCTGATAGCAGTTATGCTGTGGAATTGCATTATTACTACCGGCCAGACAGTCTCACCGCAGGAGCGGACGGGGGTACTACATGGCTCAGTACCAATGCGGAATTAACCCTGTTGTACGGGTGTTTAATTGAGGCGTATGTCTATATGAAAGGGGAGCCAACGCTCATGCAAGAGTACGAAAAACGATTTGGTGAATCCCTGGTAGCTTTGAAACAATATGGTGAGGCGAAAGAAGTTACTGATGACTATCGTACCGGAATGGTTATAAGGGAGAAGACATGAGGACCCCGGCGCTTGGAATAAGTAATGAGTTCAAGGTGGACGTAGTAACTACGCAGAACAGGGGACAAACCCCTGAAGAAGTGGCCGAACGATGTATAAATAAAATTGTGGGTATTTCGGCTACAGCAGATCCGGTAATCCGGCAACAGGCACAAGCCTACAAGACGCAAATTGAACAAGTAATTGTTCATTATATGAAGCAAGCGATTCAAAGTGACAGAACCACGGTTTATAATGCTTTGTTAGATGCCGGGGAACCCAAATTAGCCGACTTGATTAGGAGATTATGATATGGCTTTCACAGGAAACTTTATGTGTACCAGTTTCAAGGTAGAACTTATGACTGCTACTCATGACTTTACTAATAGTTCCGGCAATACGTTTAATATTGCCATGTACGATAACAATTCCTCTTTTACTGCGGCGACTACAGCGTATACAGCGACAGATGAAGTATCGGGAACGGCCTATGTAGCCAAAGGCAATACGTTAGTGAATGTTACGCCTACAAGTTCCAGCACCACCGCTTATACCGATTTTGGGGATTCTACGTGGAGTAGTTCTACCATTACGGCGCGAGGGGCGATGATCTTTAATGACACCGCTAGTGGAGATCCCAGTGTAGTGATTCTTGATTTTGGCTCGGATAAGTCTTCAAGTTCGGGGGATTTTACGATTGTATTTCCAACCGGTGATTCTACGAGTGCCATTATCAGGATAGCTTAATATGGCCGGGGTAACAGTCACCCTTGAAGGCTGGGGCGTTGATGTTTGGGATGCGGGAGCTTGGGGAGAAACCAGTGCCGGTCAGGTAGGCACCGCTTCTGTTGGAGCAGCCACCGTTACTGGGGCTGCTAATGTCAGTGTTACTGGGGTAGCGGCAACAGGATCGGTTGGAACGGTAAGCGTTACCGTGGTATACCATGTCAATGTTAATGTTACCGGGGTAGCAGCAACAGGACAGGTAGGAAGTGCAGTAGGAAGTATTCCAGTAACCGTTTCTCTCCAGGGATGGGGAATAGGAGATTGGGGGGATAGCTCATGGGGCTATTCTAATTCCGGTTCTGTAGGTACGACGGCTGTTGGGTCAGTTACTGCCATAACAGAAGGAACGGTCAATCTTACAGGCTTGAGTGCGACTACTGGGCTAGGAACGGTTAGCGTAGTAACCAACAGTACCTTTGCAGTTACTGGCGTATATGGGACGGGTCATGTCGGAACGCCAACGACGGAACAGGGAGTTGTAGTTGCTGTAGTAGGGTCTGGAGCAATAGGGAGTGTAGGAACTCCCACTGTTACAAATGTAACTCTCGTAGATGTTACCGGGGTATATGCAACAGGAGAGACATCAGGAGTCCAGGTATGGATGGAAATAGTACCGTCGCAAACACCAAATTGGGTAGAGATAGCAGCATAAACAAGAGGTTTTAGACATGGCAACTTATGTTAATAATTTAAGGCTTAAAGAGATTGCAACTGGGGCGGAGTCGGGTACCTGGGGCACATCGACAAATACTAATCTCGAATTGATCGCGGATGGTCTTGGTTATGGCACCAAACAGGTAGCTGCGGATTCCAATGAAACCTTCACAATGCCGGATGCTACCGCAGACGGTACACGGGCGATGTACCTGAAGTTCACTTCAGCCGGTGCACTAACTGCGACCCGTACCCTTACACTTGCGCCCAATACGGTTTCCAAGGTGTGGATCATTGAAAATGCCACTACAGGAAGCCAGATCATTACGATTAAGCAGGGTTCAGGGGCCACGGTTAATGTAGCAAGTGGTGCCCGTGCTTTTGTATACACTGATGGAGCTGGGTCTGGAGCGGCTGTATTTACGGCTGATCCGGGGGGTGCCGGAGGTGTAGGAACCGTTACCTCTGTGGGAACTACTGGCACTGTTAACGGGATCACTCTTACGGGCACAGTTACTACTTCTGGTAATTTGACACTGGGTGGAACTCTTGGAAGCGTTGATCTTACTTCACAAATTACAGGGACTCTGCCTGTAGCTAATGGGGGAACTGGCGCTACCTCGCTAACAGCAAATAACGTAATTCTGGGTAATGCCACATCAGCGGTTCAAGTGGTTGCTCCTGGCACTGCGGGTAATGTATTAACAAGTGCCGGTGGTACATGGACATCAGCGGCTGGAGGTGTATCAGCCGGACTTTCTATCGCGCTTGCGATGGTCATGGGTTTTTAGGAGAAAATAGATGGCAAATCCCAATATAGTAAATGTAACAAGTATCTTAGGTGAGACTACTTACCTGACACCCTCGGTAGCTACCTCGGTTATTTTGCTACCTAATGCCTCAAGCAGCAGTAAGGTTTACAAAATCAACCAGATTGTAGCTGCAAATATAGACGGAAGCAGTGCTGTTGACGTGAGCGTTGACCTCTACACTGACGGGGATGTTGGACAAGATTCTGCGCCTTCAGGTGGTACAGCTTATCCAATTGTTTCCACCGTTTCAGTACCGGCGGATGCTTCCTTGATTGTTGTAGATAAGACTACTGCTATCTACTTGATGGAAGACAGTTCGATTGCTGTAACAAGTGGAACCGCGAGCAAGATCACTTACAGCGTAAGCTATGAAGTAATCAGCTAGTAAGGAGTAGGCTATGCCTATAGGTGACAATAAAGCAGGGTTTATAGACCCAGGTTTCCTGCCGTTGACTGTTGGGCCTACGCTTGTCGGACTTTTGGGCATGGGCCGAAACGCCACCTACGGTAAGCTAGGCGTAGGCAACACCACTGACTATTCTTCCCCAGTACAAGTTGGTGCGCTAACTACATGGTTAAATATTGCCTCTGGAAAATATCATTCTATTACCACTAAAACAGACGGGACTCTTTGGGCATGGGGGTGGAACTATCGCGGTCAACTAGCCCAAGGCAACACCACTGATTATTCCTCTCCGGTACAAGTAGGCGCACTTACTACTTGGTTAAATGTTTCCGGCGGTATGCAACACACCGTTGCCACTAGAACAGACGGTACTCTCTGGACTTGGGGATATAACAACAACGGTCAACTAGGTGACGGCTCTGTCACTCAACGCTCATCTCCCGTACAGGTAGGCGCACTCACTACATGGTTAAATATTGCAAGCGGCAAATACCACACACTTGCCTCTAAAACCGATGGGACACTCTGGGCTTGGGGTCAGGGAGGTTTCGGAAAACTA